ATCCATTACTTCTCGACCTACATTGTTAAGTGTAGCAGATTTACCTGTATACTCGTAAATTGATACATACATTTCATTAATATTGTTCATAACTTGCTGAATTTCGTTCGTGTTCGTATACTTCTACTTTTGTAGCTTTAACTCTTCCTTCAGTTTCTTTTTTAAGGAATTCATTAATTACATAGTATAAATGTTCTGCAAATTTTTCACATCCTACTGCTGGTAAGATACGTAATTGAATTACGCCATCTTCATCCATTTGCTGGAATGTTTTTAAATATGGGTCATCTATGGCTACAATGGTAGTATGATCTAATAAAAATGCAAAATACTCTTTTGGAGACATATCTGCAATTTTATTTTTTGCTCGTTTCATGCCGCCGAAGTCAAATACCCAGTTGCGATGATCTAAATCACCTTCAAACCATATGCGAAATGAAATAGCATATCCATGGAGGAATCGGCAATGCGTACCATCTGCTCGCCATTGGCGGAAACATGCGGAATATCCGTCGAATAATTTAGTTGATTGAAATTTAGCCATGAGTGTAACCTTTTTATTTTATTATAAATAATTTTTTATGAATTTCCAAATATACGATATTCATAAATAGTTTGTATCCAATATAAAAATGTTTCCATGGATCTATCACTTTTCATTTGATTTAAATCTTTATGAATCCATTGTATATTATCAAGCGTATAACCTTTATTACTATCGATTCTATCTAATGATGCCGTAGTTTTATCATGTACAGCTTTTGATGAAATTCCTATTTCTTGGCCACGTAATGTAATATCAATCCCTGAAATTGCACATTTTCCATTTTGTTGAAGATATTTATTCCAAGCATCTTCAATTGTAATAGTTAATTCTAAATTTCTACTAGCAGCGCCTTTAGTAATCCTACGCCAATGATCTCCTGACAAATCGCCAAATCCTTTCCAATTGGAATTAAATCTTATTCGACGTTGTTCGATATCAGAAAATTGTTTTTTAGCATCAGATTTACGTTGTTTTCGTAACTTTTCAGCAGTTTCAATACCATAACGTTGTTCATACGTTTTACCTAATGATGTTAATGATATTTGTTTTCTTAAATCAGAATCAACCATTTCCGCATTAGGAAACATTTTCATATACTCATTACACGTTATATTGTGTTGTTTCAAATGAGTATTTGAAATACGCTTGAATTCTTTTTTACAAATTTCACATACCACCATAATATCCTTTTAGTATAAATATGTAGTTATCATTAAAAAAATATTAATGGTGGTGATGACTTAATGATTACATGTTCCTGCAATATCAATATTTTTATAAAACTCAGCTCGAGCTGCAGCGTCTTCCATAAACGCACCAGATAATTTTGCTGTTTGCATAGAAGCGCCTTTGTGTTTAACGCCTCTACACTGTACACAATTATGTGTTGCATTTATCATTACAGCTACGCCTCGATTACCTACACATAATTCATCTACTGCGTGGTGTATAGCTACCGTTAATTGTTCTTGTATAGATCCACGTCTACCAAAGTGTTCGACTACTCGGTTTAACTTCGATAATCCTACAACTTGTCCGTCTGCAGATGGTATATATGCAATACTAACTACACCCATGATTGTTTCATGGTGGTGGCTACACATTGAAGTTAATGGAATGCCGCTTTCTTGAACAATACCATCATAACCATCACTTGGAAATGAAGTGATATTAGACATTGGCTCATAACGACCTTTCCATAAATCATTAACATATGCCTTTGCTACTCGTTTAGGAGTATTATCTGAATTAGGATCTTTCTCCCAATCAACACCCAATGCTTTGAGAAATTCACCATAATAGTATGCAGCCATTTTAATAATATGCTGTTTCTCATCTTCAGTTAATCTAGCATCAGGGCCTTCGATAGCTTGTTTATTAGCTAATTGCGTAGAAATACCATTAGCAAAACCAGGTTGCACTAATTCTAAATTTTTTCTTTGTTTGTCTGTCATATTGTAACTCTTTCAATAATATTATAATAAATTTATTTGGTATTTCCAACCTATCCGTCACAGCTTTGACAGTCCGGATCTGTTGCACGCATTGCGATGTCCCCACGAAGAACTGATTCGGTACGCATATAATAAAGTGTCTTGATTCCTTGTTTCCAAGCTTCAATATGAATTTGATTGATCCATTTTGGAGATGCTTGTGATGGAAATGCTAAATTAAGTGACACTGCTTGATCTACATATTGTTGACGAAGGCCTGCTTGTTTAACTAGTTCTAATTGATTGATTTCTTTGAATGTTTTAAATACATCTTTTGCCCAATCAATTTCTTTATTAGTAAAAGCAATCTCTGGCATTTCATTGCGATGTGTTAATTTTCCAGCAATAAAGCCCCAATCATCTAATTCTAATATATCTTGTACAGAACCGCCATCTGTTAAAATCTTATCCCAAGTTTCTTTATTATTGATTCCAATTTTTCTAAGTGCTTTTTCTAATTCTCGATTTTTACGAATAAAAGTACCTTTAGATGTTTGTTCAGTAAATACATTAGCTGCCCATGGTTCAATTCCAGCAGATACATTGCCTGATAGTTTTGAATTTGAAACGGTTGGGGCAATTGCTCTTAAGTGAGTATTACGCATTCCTGTTCCTGCACACCAAAGTGGTTCGCCATATTCATTTGCTAAGTCACGTGAAGCTCGTTCTGATTCAATTTTTATTTGTGAAAAGATTTTACGTGTTTCAAATTGTGCCGGTAATCCTTCGAATGCTATACCTTTTTGTTGTAAATAAGTATGCCAACCTAAAACTCCTAAACCTAAAGCACGACCCTTTTCCGCACTTCTAACAGAGTTTTCAAAGCCTCGCATATTCTTGGCCCTTTGAATAAATTCTTCTAGGACACCGTCTAAAAACCAGGTTGCTGTGTAGATTAGGTCGGTATCTTTCCATTCATCATATTTTGCTAAATTTAAAGAAGACAAACAACAAACAAATGAATGCGATTCATCAGTATGCAAAGTAATTTCACTGCAAATATTCGTCATAAATACTTTTAAACCATTTGTTTTATATGCATCTGGATTTTGTTTATTAACATTACCTTTAAACATGATATATGGTTCGCCAGTTGCTTTACGCTTTTGAAGTACTTTACCCCATTTGCGACGAGCATCTTCATTGCCTTCTTCTAATTTACGCATAAATTTATCAGAAACAACTACACATTGATGCATATTTAAACATTGACGATTCACATCGCCTTTTGGCTCGCGGATTTCCAACCAATCTTCGAAGTCTGGATGATCAATATTTAAGTTAACTGATGCTGCACCTCTACGAACCGATCCTTGGTTTGTTGCTAAAATAGTTGAATCATAAATCTTTGCAAAAGGAACAACTCCATCCGATGTACCGTTTTGTGATATTTTGCTACCTGCAGGACGAATCATGTTCATTCCGATGCCAACGCCGCCGCCATGTTTAGCAAGAAGCATCATTTCTAAGTTTTTACCGCCAATGTCTTGAATTGAATCTGCTACATCAATACCAAAACATGAAATTGGCAAACCTCGATCAGTTCCTGTATTAGATAGTACCGGCGTTGCTAAATTTAGCCAACCTCTCCAGATATAATCAAAGAACTTGGATGCTAATGATGGTTTGCCTAAACGACGGGCTACTGCTGTTGAAACTCGCCAATATGCATCTTTAGGAGTTTCGCCTTCTAACAAATATCCTTTTGATATTGTTTTAACGTATATTTCGGTATTACCCCATTCTGGATAATCTACTCCTAATTCCCAACCTAATTCTTCGCCAAAGCTTTTCATCGTTTTTTCTTTTCTCGTTACCATAAATCAGACCAATCTTCGCCTTCATTTGCTTTTGAATAATCAGTTGGACGTACTGCAAAGAAATCTGTATGCGTATGTCCGCCGGTTAAGTGATAGAACCAATCTAACTCTTCCGCTGATTTTACATTATAATTAAAAATAGATTGATATCCAAGCTCATGTAATTTTTCGTTAGCTCGTTTTCTGATAAAGTTTTTTAAATCTTCCTTTTTAAGATTTTCTAAATTGCCTTGTTCAAACATTTTATCAATAAATTGCTCTTCCATTTGTACCATCAACGTTGCAGCTTCTTCTACATCCGATTGAACTACATCTTTGAGTTCTGGATATTCTTCGCACATATGACGGAATAGTTGACAACCCATTTTTGAGTGTAAAGATTCATCACGTACAGACCATTTCATTTGTTGCCCAATGCCTTTTAACATGTTACGCATTTGAAATGAATATAGTACTGCAAATGATGAATATAAAGATACACCTTCTGCAAATGCAGAAAAGATTGCTAATGAACGAGCTACTTCTTCTCGTGCTGTTGGATTAATAGCTAAATCTTCATGAGTCCAATCAGCAGTTGTTGAAGTTAAAAACTCAAATTTTTCAGCAATTGCCGGTTCATGTAGAAATGCTTCAAAATCTTCCAATCCTAAAGTTTCATTTAGATATGAATATGCCGTTGCGTGAATTGTTTCTTGAGATCCGAACATCATAGCCATTTGTTTGATTTCGTGTTTAGGAAACCATTTTGTAACCATAGTAGTCCAATAATCAGATACAGCACATTCGGTTTGTGCAAATCCTAAAAGAATATTTCCTACTAGATTTTTTTCATGTGGTTGTAAATTTTCATTCCAATCTTTAATGTCTCCTTGCATTGGAATTTCTGTATGCAACCAAAATGCTTGTGCTTGTTTTAGCCAACCTTCATTGTAATATTCTGGATATTCAAATGGCTTAAACGGGATTCGATTCTCAAAAAGTTTTGGCATCTATGTCCTTTTTAATATGTTAATAACTTAGTTTTTGTAGATGAAAAAAGGAAGGAGGATTCCTTCCCAATTCATTTTATATAAATATGATTTTATCCAAATTGTCCACCCAAATCTTTAAACTTTTGAGCTAAATTTTTCTTCATTAAATTCTCACCCGTTTTCATTGTTTGAGTAGTTTGTTTGCCTTGAGTTGTCTGTGGTTCGAAGAATTGAAATTGACCATTATTTGTGTTAATCTTGCTTGGTAATGTTATACCATCCGGACCGAATCGATTCTTAATAACATGACCTCTACCCGTACCTGACATCTTATCTTCTACTTTGCGTGAAAGTGACATCAAGAAATCAGCAACCATCACTTTACCATATGATGATGCAATCTTATCTGCTTCAATAACATCTTCTTCTAATGCCGAACGACCTGCTTGTGATGCAGTCCAAACTGGAATTTTATATTCGCCAGCCATACCACGAAGTTCTTCATATAAATCTTCTAATGCTTCGTGTTTGTCTTTCTTAGTATTTACCTTTAAAAGATCGCCATAATCTACAATAATAAGATCTGGCGTTTTACCTTGCATTATGGTTTTTTCAACATGAGCTTTGAGTGCCATTACCCCTACTGATTTAGTTGGATAATATTTAACAATCAAATTACCCGTTAAAGAACGCATCTTTTCCTCGACAGTGTCTTGATGATGTTTTAGAGTTTGTGCGTTTATACCAGTTAATACAGAGTCATAACGTTGTCCTACATAGTTTTCATTAAGCTCTAATGTATAATGTATAACCGTTTTGCCTGCTTTCACTGCATTTGCACCAATATTAATAAGCATCCATGATTTACCAATACCTGCAGGAGCCATCACAACGCCTAACTCGCCTGGAGCTAATCCTCCATCCATTAAATCATCAATAACATCCCAACCGGTTGTGATTGTATGTCGAGCTGCTTCATTATATCGAGATGCCACATCATTGATATAATCTAATCCAATGTTCGTGTCAGCACCAGCTTTCATGGCACTATCCATTTTAGATTTAATTTCATCATAGTTACCCATTTTAAGCAAGGTAACTGAATCCATGATGGCTCGTTTGATTTCTTGATTCTTACAAAACTTTAGAATCTCATCTTTTACAAAAGAAAGATCATCCGATTCCATGTATCGGAATACTTCTTTTAATTGTTCCAATATTGCAGTTTTAAGAATGTCATTCTCAATCTCAGTTATTTTTACTTTAAGTACATCTTTAGAAGGAGGTGTTTTATATTCTTTAAAATGTTCTAATATAACTTCAAGCAACCAACTATTTGATTCAGATTCAAAATAATCAGGTTGAATAATATCTGCAATTTGTTGTAAAAATATTCTATCCGTAAATAATGCTGCTATGACTTTGACTTGAAATCCAAATCCGTATTCACTTAATTTATCTGTCATATAACCATTATATAAAAATCATTGTTAAATTCAAATCATTTATGTGTTTGTTTTGCAAACGCATTCAAAGATAACCATGTATTATTCAACCAATCTGGTAAATTTTTCATGATAGCCCACATCTTATCTTCATAAAATAATCTTTGAAATTCTGGCCTATTTAATTGAGGTATTGATTGTTCCATGATACCTCGAATCTTACTTGCCGCCGGAGCTGGAATATCTAATAATTTGATATTCATAAGTTGATAATTTTGCTCAATAATTTGAGCATTATCTAGAATCTTTTGATATGATTTAGATTCTTTAAGATTGTTTCGACTTTTATCTAATAATGCATCAACTGAATATTCTGCAGGTTGTGCTAATTCAGGAATCAATTTTAAAATAGTCTTTGGTCCTATTCCATTAACGCCTGGAATATTATCAGATGCATCGCCTGTAAAAGATCTATAAATAACCATGTTATTAGGATGCACTCCAAATTCTTCATGAACTGCTTCTACATCATACATTTTCTTTTTAATGGGCGACCAAACTTGAATTCGATCATCTACCAATTGGTAGAAATCTCTATCCGTAGAAACAATAGTAATCTTTTTGCAAGTATCTTTATACATTTGTGCAATATACGCAATTGCATCATCTGCTTCAATGCCATCTATTGCCATGAATGTAACTGGCAAATTATCTAGATATGAAACCAATCTGCTAAATTGATGACGCATTGATTCTTGTTCATCTTCAATAGTTGAATCATGATGATCATGACGACGAAGTTTTGTTTTATTTGCTCGATTAGCTTTGTAATCGCCGTAAATCTTTTTACGTTTAGCGGAACCACCTCTACCATCAAATACAATGATACATCGGGTTGGTTTAAAATCTCGAACTGTCTTACCTATTGAATATAGAAATCCAGTAATACCGCCAATATGATCTCCATCTTCATTGTAAGCAGGAGTAGCTCCGAAAGCTCTGATAAACTGATTTAATCCGT